TAACAGCTGATTCGTATTTTGACCAATATATGGATACAAGTAAGATGACTGCTGGGTTTACAATGTCTTCAAGAACAAGACCTATGGCTATAGGCAAGTTCCAAGAGTATATTAGTGATAAGGGAGTTACGATACAATCCAAAAGGTTAGTAAGTGAAATGAAAGTGTTTATTTGGAGAAATGGTAGGGCAGAAGCACAGCAAGGGTATAATGACGATTTGGTTATGTCATTCTCTATTGCTATGTTTATGCGTGATACCGCTTTCAAGTTTAGACAACAAGGAGTTGATTTAACAAAGGCAGCACTTAATAATATAACAGCAATAAAAACAAATTATCAAGGAGTATATAACGTTAATAGTTCTAATGCCCAAAACCCATATAAGCAAGATATTGGCGGTGGAAAGCAGGAGGATATTAGTTGGCTTCTTTAACATATTTATACGATATAAGTAGATATCATGGCAGATAAATCACTATTTACAAGACTACAACGTCTATTCTCTACTGACGTAGTCATTAGAAATCAAGGGGGAGACCAATTAAAGATAATTGACGCTGACCGTATACAAACCTCGGGTGAATACGAGACAAATGCGTTAGTAAATCGCTTTAAGGGGATTTACCAAAACCCATCGTCTACCTCACTTCATGGTGCTAACTTTAACCTTAACTACCAGTATTTAAGAACTCAACTATATTCGGACTATGATGCAATGGATACAGATGCTATCGTTGCTTCAGCTCTTGATATTATAGCTGATGAATCTACACTTAAAAACGATATGGGTGAGGTATTATCTATTCGTTCTTCGGATGATGATATTCAAAAAATCCTATATAACTTATTCTATGATGTTTTAAACATTGAGTTTAACTTATGGTCTTGGATTAGACAAATGTGTAAGTATGGTGATTTTTTCCTCAAACTAGAGATTTCAGAAAAGTTCGGTGTGTACAATGTAATCCCTTATTCTGCTTACCATATTGAACGTAAGGAAAACTTCGATCCTGAACACCCAACTAAAGTAATATTCAACTACAATCCCGAAGGATATTTTGGTGGTAGTTCAGGTTATTATTACTCACCAAACCAAGAAAATCAAAATCAAGTAACGTTTGATAACTACGAAGTAGCACACTTTAGATTACTATCGGATCTAAACTACTTACCTTACGGACGTTCCTACATCGAACCAGGTCGTAAACTATTTAAGCAATACACATTGATGGAAGACGCGATGTTGATTCATAGAATAGTTCGTGCTCCTGAAAAACGTATTTTCTATATGAATGTAGGTGGTATCCCACCTAATGAAGTAGAAAACTTCATGCAGAAAACAATTTCTACAATGAAGCGTACTCCCCACATGGATGAGAAAACAGGTGAGTATAACTTAAAATATAACGTACAAAACATGCTTGAAGACTTCTACATCCCAGTTAGAGGTAATGACAGCGCTACAAAAATCGATACTACACCAGGATTACAATATGATGGTATTACTGATGTTGAGTATTTAAGAGATAAACTATTTGCTGCTCTTAAAGTGCCAAAAGCATTTATGGGTTATGATGAAAACACAGATGGTAAAGCTACGTTAGCTGCTCAAGATATTCGTTTCGCTAGAACTGTGGAAAGAATCCAACGTATTGTAGTATCTGAACTATATAAAATCGCTTTAGTTCACTTATATTCTCAAGGGTTTACAGATGAACAATTAGTAAACTTTGATTTATCACTAACCACCCCATCAATCATCTATGATCAAGAAAGAATAGCATTGTTAACTGAAAAAGTTACACTAGCTAATTCTATTGCTGAGAATAACTTACTACCTTCTGATTGGGTTTATGATAATATTTTCCACTTAAGTGAAGACCAATATGATGAGTATAGAGAACTAATCATCCAGGATCAAAAACGTAAGTTTAGAAGAGCACAAATCGAGGCTGAGGGTAATGATCCATTAGAAACTGGTAAATCATATGGTACTCCACACGATTTAGCTTCGTTATATGGTCAAGGTAGAATGGAATCCGACCCAGGAAACGTACCTGATGGGTATAACGAAAAATCTGATTTGGGTAGACCGAAAGAAAAGGCTACAAAACGTAATACTCAAGCCGATAATTTTGGTAAAGATAGACTAGGAGCTGCTGGTATGAAGGATGACTACAACAACCCAACACGTAATACTCAACCAACTTTAGAAAACGCTAAGACAGTATACGCTAAAAATAAACAATTGATTGAGTCTTTAAGTAAAGATTTAGTGTATACAGCGGACAAACGCAAGGAATCACTACTTGATGAGTCAAAGATTAAAGAGTAATATATCCTCATATATTTATAATTAAACAATTTGAGAATGGAGATTAAACATTCAAAATTTAAGAATACTGGTATCCTCTTTGAGTTGCTTGTTCGTCAAGTAACCGCTGATACCCTTAATTCAACTGATTCATCTGCACTCGGTATTATTAAAAAGTATTTTAGCAAAGGAGAACTAAATAAAGAACTAAAACTTTATGAATCTCTTACTAAGAATACTCACTTAATAGAATCTAGAGCTAGTTTATTATTACAAACACTTTTAGAATCTTCCAAAAAATTAAATAGAACTACTCTTAAAAGAGAAAGATATAATTTAATTAAGGAAATTAAAGAATCATACGATACACAGGAGTTCTTTTCTCACAAGATTCCTCACTACAAAGCATACGCTGCTTTTTATACACTAGTTGAAGCAGAAAATACACAAGAGATACCCAACACATCACAGATTGTCTCTAATAAAGTTACCCTACTAGAACACTTATGTGCTTCAAAAGTTAACGAATCTCAAATTAAACAGAGTGTAATTGAAGAATTTAAAACTTACGATAAAGATACTAGAATCCTTACTTATAAGGTATTATTAGAAAAATTTAATGGTAAGTATGATTCACTTCTCCCATCTCAAAAAGAAATCTTAAAAGAGTTTATCAACTCGGTTGACTCAACAGCTACACTTAAGAATTTCTACAATACAAAGATTAACGAATTCAAGTCTACAATAACGGAACTAAATAAATCGGTTTCTAATCAAGTAACCCAAATCAAGTTAACGGAAGTTACCTCGTTGTTAGTTGAGTTAGACAAAAAATCATCTGTAAAAAGTGATGATATTATTAATTTAATGCAATACGTTTCTTTAATTGAAGAAATCAAAAAAGTAAATGGCTGATCAAGGAGGATTTAAAACTGATTTAAAAGGTACTGACCCTGAAACAGGGCAGATGACTTGGTCTGTTGAATATACAGCTAACTACGGTGAACTTTTTAAAGAAGTATCTGAGTTATTAGACGATGCTAAACAAGTAGCTTTAAAATCTAAGGACGAACCCTTCTTCCAAGATTATTATAAAGATGTATCTAAACTAAAAAATAGTTTAAGAACTTATTTACGTAATAACCACCCAGATGAGTATGCTAAAATAAAAGGTGTAGATGAAGTATCTACCTCTGGGGCTGCTGGCGCTTACGATACACCATTTGCTTTTGGGAAAAAACCAGTTAATTACTATTATAAACTAGGTTATAAGCCTGTTAATAAGAAAGAATTACGCAAAAAAGCTAAAGGGATTGAAGTAAAACAGTTGTTCGAAAAATAATGTACAAATTTAAATTAAAAGAACAAGACAATCCTAGTAATAAAGCGTTCCAACAGGAACGTCTTCGTGCATTTGATAGTATATCGGATAAACTAGTTCAATTTAAAACATTAGTAGATGACGCTAGGGTTGAGACTGAACAATTTTATAAAAAAAACCCAACTTCATATGAAGTAGTATATTCAACAGATTTAGCGGAAGACTATATTGAGGATATGATTAAGATGTTTAAACAAGAAGAAGAGTAATGGCTAACTTTAATGTATCTGTAACACAAAGTATTGAACTCCAACCTTCAAATATAGGTGCTGGAGTTTCTACTACTTATATTATTGATAACCCACTACCAGCTTCTTCTTACTTTGTATTAGAAACAACACGTAATAGTGATGGGATGTATGATTCAACTTCACCTAAAAATTGTGAAGGTACATTTACTTTAGGAAGTGGTTTATCTTCTTTAGTACAAGACAATTATAAAACAGGAGTAGTTGTAGCCCCAGGGGGTGGAAGCTTAACTTTTGTACCAACAAATGCCATAACAGCTACTACTCTTAGACTAAGAGGAACAGGAGCAAATAATTCATAATATTTATTATCATGAAAACACTACAAGAACAATACAACTTATTAAAAGAAGGCAAAGGAAATGCTGATGTATTTCTAAAATCAGCCCGTAGACTATTCCCAGAGCATGTCACAAACCATGCCACCAAGGAAGAGGCAACTACTATCTTAAAACAAAAACAAATCATTACAGAAAATTTTGTAGGGTTTGAACCAATCACTAAGATTGAATCTAACAAAACTTCATATGAAATAGCGTTTGCTAATTTCTTAGCTGAAGAAGCAAAAGTTGAAGAAAAAAAAGTATCTAAAGATGTTGAAGAAACTCAAGAAAGTTCTTTCGATTATAAAGACGATAAGAATATTGACAATCTATTCGGCGAGCAGTTCCTTAGAGGATACTACGCGGAAATGAAAGACCCTAAGAACGCCGATAAGGACGTAGATGAGCTCAAAGAAATCGTAGCTAAAAACTTAGCTAAAGATAGAAGCTACTACGTTAAAAATGCTGCGTTTGGAGTTAAAGGTATTGGTTACACAGATGAGGTTGTTGCTTTAGAAGCATCAAAGTCAGATGAAATGGAAGAAGTAAAATTAAAGGAAAGCAATATCTCATTAGTTGATATGATAGCCGAATCTTTAGTTGAAACGTATTCTGAATTCCAACGTGACGATAAAGGTTCAAAAGGTGTAGACGCTAAAGATAAAGGTGAAGAAGATGCATTCGGAGCTGGAGTTGAAAAAGGCGAAAAAATCGAAAAAGCCAAAGCTAAGAAAAAAGTTAAAAAAGAATCTATAGAATCTAAATTATCTGAAATCGAAAAAGAAGGTAAGGCAGTTACTATGGAAGCTCAAATGGATGCTATTGATGAGTTAATCTCTTCTAAGACACAAAGAGTAGAAATGGTTAACGAAGATGATGATTTAGCCGAGTTAGCAGATAAGAAGAAAATCAAATCCATGCAGAAAGAAATCAAGGATCTAGAAAAACGTAGAGCCAAGATGGAAAAAGTATATGAAAAAATGTGTGGTATGAAATACGTTAAACAAGAGATTGTTGACGAAGTAGAAGTATCTGAACAATACGAAGACTAATGAGAAAAGTACTAGTAGAAACTCAATTATTTAAACCTAAGGGTTTAATGCTATCAGAAGGTAAAGTATCTGATAGAGGTAACCCCATGGTTGAGGGTATACTAGCGACTGCTGAAGTTAAAAACGGTAATGGTCGTTATTACCCTAAAGAACTTTGGGATAGAGAAATTGATAAGTACATGTTATCTGTGGATGAAAACAGAGCATTAGGTGAGTTAGACCACCCAGAATCATCAGTAATCAATCTCAAAAACGTTTCGCATAATATCAAAGATATGTGGTGGGACGGAGATAAAGTAATGGGTAAAATAGAGATTCTACCTACCCCATCAGGTAATATTCTAAAAGCACTAATCGAAAGTAATATCACAGTAGGTGTATCATCTCGTGGTATGGGTTCACTTGAGGATAGAGATGGTGTATTAGAGGTACAAGATGATTTCGAACTATTATGTTGGGATTTTGTATCAACACCATCAAACCCAGGTTCTTATATGTCTGTGATTAAAGAAGGACAAGAGATCCACATAGACCCATATAAAAACTTAAATAGTTTAATTAACGAAATATTATGTGCTAATACTTGCACATGCTATTTAGACTAATACCTCTGTATTGAGGCGCTACCCGAAGAACG